GGTTCTACATTTACTGTAGACCTTGGAATGGTAGACGCTGACGTATTTGTTGACGGATTTGACGGAACATCTGCTGCGGCAGTGGTTGCTCAAAACCCTGCAGCTTATCAGCCTGTAATGGCTGTTGCAGATGACAATATCGACCTAACAATTGCTTCACTATCAGGTGGTGCAGTTACTACAGGTAAGATGCGCATCTGGGCAGTTATGATGGACTGTACAGATCAGGGCAATGACGGAACTGCTAATGAAGTAGATCGTGATGCACTTGCATAACTAACTTAGGGGGCAGGGAAACTTGCCCCTTTAACCTTATTTAACAGGTAAAATGTATGGCATATGATTATTTAGGTTTAACAAACGATGTATTGACTAGAATGAATGAAGTAGTGTTAACTGCTTCATCTTTTGCATCTGCAAGGGGTTTTCAGATACAATGTAAAAATGCTGTAAATGATTCTATATCCTATATTAACTCTCGTGAGTATAGTTGGCCTTACAATCACGCTACTCAAACAGAAACATTAGTAGCATCTACAACAAGGTATACTATACCCACTACAGCTAAACATGTAGACTATGATACATTTAGAATTATTAAAGATGACTCTTTAGGAACTTCTGGTGGATCTTTAAAAATTTTAGATTATAAAGAATATTTAGATCGTTTTATAGATCAAGAAGATACTTCTAATGCAGGTAGTGTTCCATCTCATGTTTTTAGAACTCCAGATAATAATTTTGGTTTATATCCTTATCCAGATAAAGCATACTCATTAAAATATGAATACTATATTTATACAACTGCTCTTACAGATTCAACAGATGTGCCAACAATACCAGAACAGTATCGTCAAGTAATTACAGACGGTGCCACTGCCTATGCTTATCAATATCGTGGAGAAGCTAACGAATATCAATTAAACTTTCAAAGATTCCAAGAAGGAATGAAAAGTATGCAAAGTTTATTATCTAACAGAGCAGAATACATTCGTTCTACAATTGTACCTAAGAATACATTTTCTAGAGTTGTAGCATAACATGGCAGACGAATCTGGTTTAAACCCTTTTGTGTTTCCACTGCAGGGTGGTTTAGTTCTTGACCGTTCTACTTTTGCTATGGAACCTGGAATGGCTCTAGAGTTAGAGAATTTTGAACCAGATACAAAGGGTGGATACAGAAGAATTAATGGCTATACTAAATGGAATACTAATATAGTTCCTCAAACAGCTTCTTCTAGTGAACCAGTGCTTATGTCTGTATATTTTCAAGGTAATAATAAAGTTATTGCCGCAAGGGGTACAAGTATTTATGAAGCTGCTAGTGGTAGTGGCTCATGGACATCAATAGACTCAGGAAGAACAAATGCCACAAAGTATACACATGATCGTTATAATTTATCAGGTACGGACTTTATAGTTTGGGCTGACGGTGCTAACAACGCAACAAAGTATGATGGCACTACAGTAACAGATCTTAATGCTACAGGTGCTCCTGCAAATCCAAAGTATGTTAAACATTTTAAAAACACTTTGTTTTTTGCAGGTATGTCTTCCAGTCCTGAAGAGGTAGTATTTACCGCACCTTACACAGATAATGATTTTAGTGCAGCTAATGGTGCAGGTAGTATTAGAGTAGATACTACAATAACAGGTTTGTTTCCCTTTCGTGACGAACTGTTTATTTTTGGCGAAGAACGTATATACAAACTAGTCGGAAATAGTTTAGCCGACTTTGTATTACAACCTGTAACAAGAGATATTGGATGTCTTAATGGTTTTACTATTCAAGAGATTGCAGGTGAGATTGTATTTTTAGGACGTGACGGTTTAAGAACTGTCGCAGGTACAGCTAAAATTAACGATGTTGAGTTAGGTACAATATCTAAACCTGTACAACAATTATTTGAGGGTGTGACAGACATAGATCAGTTTGATAGTGTTGTTGTTCCAGATAAAACACAGTACCGTATCTTTTTTGTAAATACTTCTGCTAACACAAGAGCACAAACTAAAGGTGTTATAGGTGTAAGAAAAGCTGAAGGATACGAGTTTTCAGAAATAAAAGGAATACAAGCAGCTTCTACAGACTCTATAAGTGTTCAAGGTACAACGTTTATACTACACGGTGGATACGATGGATATGTTTACAGACAAGAGCAAGGTAGTACCTTTGACGGTACAGATATAATTGGACGGTATCGTAGTCCAGACATTACAGGTGGTGATGCAGGTATACGTAAAAACTTTCAAAGAGTTATTATTAACTATGCACCTACAGGTATTGTAAATTCTGATTTGTTTTTAAGATACGATTATGAAGACCCAAATACACCACGCCCTGATGCTTACCCTTTTGACTCTACTAAAGTTGTGGCTATTTATGGTACATCTATTTATGGTACAGCTACTTACGGTGGTCAAACAAACCCACTCGTAAGGCAACCAGTAGAAGGATCAGGATTTGCTGTAGCATTAAGAGTGGTTGATAACGCAACATCTGCACCTTACTCTTTAAAAGGGTTTCAGCTAGAGTTTGATGTAGGAGCTAGGAGATAAAATATGGCAGGTTATACACGCCAAAGTACATACACAGACGGTGATATTATACAAGCAGCAGACTCCAATGATGAGTTTGATCAGCTTCTCGCAGCCTTTGTAAATACTACTGGTCACAAACATAATGGTACAGCAGGAGAAGGACCAGTAATAGGTCTTATTGGTGATCCAGGCGTAGCTACACCATTAAACAAAGTGGTTGTTGATAACACTAACAATCGTGTAGGTTTATTTGTAGATGCAGGAGGTGCAGGATCTACTGTAGAACAATTAAGATTTCAAGACGGTGTTGTTGTCCCTGTTACAAATAATGATATTGATTTAGGTACTAGCTCACTTAAATTTAAAGATGGTTATTTTGCAGGTAGTCTTACAGTAGATGGTAATATTACTCTTGGTGGAGATATTACGTTAGGTGATTCAGATTCCGACAGCATAAACATTGGTGCTGAAATAAACAGCCACGTTATACCTAATACAGACGATACGTTTGATTTAGGTAGTTCAACAAAACAGTGGCGTAATCTTTACATAGACGACACAGCTAATATAGATAGCCTAGTAGCTGATACAGCAGATATTAACGGTGGTACTATTGATGGCTCTACGATTGCTACATCAGATATTACAGTAGGAAGTGGTAAAACACTTGATGTATCTTCAGGTACTCTAACATTAGCAGATAATCAAATATCTGGTGACAAAGTTGAAGGTGGTACAATTGCAGCTACTACTATTACAACTTTAACATCTACAGCAGGTGACATTACAACAGTAAACTCTACAGCAGTAAATGCTACAACTATAGATACTACTAATATAGAAGTAACAAATGTAAAAGCTAAGGATGGTACAGCAGCAGTTACTATAGCTAACTCAACAGGTATTGTTACAGTAGCTTCATCAGTATTAACTACTACAGATATTAACGGTGGAACGATAGACGGTGTAACTATTGGTGGAGCTTCAGCAGGTGACATTACATTTGCTAATCTTTCAGATGGTACAATAACTGTTACAGCATTTGTTGACGAAGATAATATGTCTTCTGATTCTGCAACACTCATACCTACACAACAATCAGTAAAAGCTTATGTAGATGCACAAGTTACAGCTTCTGACTTAGACTTTCAAGCTGACAGTGGTGGAGCACTGAGCATAGATTTAGACAGTGAAACCATGACATTCACTGGAGGTACAGGTATTGATACCTCTGGTTCTGGTAACGATGTAACATTTGCTATAGACTCAACTGTAGCCACACTTAGTGGAACACAAACTCTTACAAATAAAACAATAGACGTAGATAATAACACCTTATCTAATATTGAAATAGACAACTTTAAAGCCTCTGCAATTGTTATTGAGTCAGAAGGTATTGGTTCTAACGATAACGACACTAGTATACCTACAAGTGCAGCAGTAAAAGATTACGTAGATACACAAATTACTGCAGAAGACCTTGACATTACCACAGATTCTGGTACAATAGCAATTGATTTAGATAGTGAAACACTTACAGTTGCAGGTGGTACAGGTATTGACTCAAGTGCTACAGGTAACAGTGTCAGTCTTGCTATTGATTCTACAGTTGCTACGCTGACTGGAACTCAAACATTAACTAATAAAACTTTAACAGCACCAACAATAAATGGTGCAACAATTACAGGTTCAGCTACGGCACCTACACAAAGTTCTGGAACGAACAACACAACACTTGCCACTACAGCTTTTGCAACTACGGTTGCTGTAGATGAAGCTACGGCACTAGCAATAGCATTAGGATAGGAAGGAACAATGGCAAACACATTTAAAGTTATAACTAAAGCAGGAATAACGTCAGAAGATGTTATTTATACTGTAGCAAGTTCAACAACCTCAGTAATACTTGGATTAGTTTTAGGTAATACTACAGGCTCTCAGATTACTGGTACTGTTACACTTTCAAGTGATACATCAAATAGATCAGGAGCTAATGATGAAGCTAACCAAGACGTAGAGTTAGTTACTAACGCACCTATACCTTCAGGATCATCACTGTCTGTACTAGATGGTAAAGTGGTAATGGAGGCAACAGACGTAATTAAAGTAACAGCATCTGGTGCTACAGATGTAGTAATAAGCGTAATGGAGCAAACCTAATGGCAGGATACATCGGCAATAAAGCAGCGTTTTTAAGCAGTGTTAGCGGTGCAAACATTGCAGGTGACGTTACAATAGGTAGTGGTAATCTATCCCTTGGTGACAACGACAAAGCTATCTTTGGCGCAGGGTCTGATTTACAGATTTACCACAATGGGTCTGATAGTTATGTTGATGACACTGGAACAGGCGCATTGATTTTAAGAGGTAACGCTAATGTTACCATAGGCAAATACACTGGCGAAACAATGGGCTTTTTTGAAGCTGATGGTGCGGTTTCTCTTTATCACGACAATTCTATAAAATTAGCTACTACCTCCACAGGTATTGCAGTAGACTCAGGGTCTAGTGGAATGATAGACTTTGGTGATATTACCTCTGCTTATGGAAGACTTTATGCTGACAGTAGCGGAACATATGTTGGGTCTAAAAGCAGCCACCCTTTAATTTTTAGAACTGCCAACGTAGAGAGGGTCAGGGTAGATACATCAGGTAACTTGCTTGTAGGTAAGTCTGCGGAAAACACTACGACTGTTGGTATTCAAGCCCGTGCAGATGGATTGTTTACTGCGGTGAAGGCTAGTGCTGAAAGCGCAATCTTTGGTCGAAACACTGATGATGGTGACATTGTAGTGTTCCGCAAAGATGGAGTTTCTATTGCTAAAATAGCTACAAGTGGTAATGACTTTAAATTTTATGGCAGTGTGTCCAACATTGGTGGTATTCAGTTTGGACACAGCAAAATGATGCCAATGAAATCAGGTAGTTTGTCTAATGGTGGAACTGATTTAGGGTCTAGCTCATACAAATGGAAAGACCTCTACCTCTCTGGCAATGCTAATGTTGGAGATAGACTTTTAGTAAACGGTGCTACATCAAACGCTCAATTATCAGTGTTGGGTGATGCATCCCTCAGAGCGCAGAATGTTCAAGTTGCCGTAAATGGTCACACGGCTATTGGTTTTTTCAACGCATCTGGAACAGACGTTGGGGGTATAAGTGTTTCCGCAAGTGGTGTGGCTATAAACCTTGGCGGCACTGCTGCGGCTAATATGTTGGATGACTACGAAGAGGGAACTTGGACGCCCTCAGGTAATGGCATTACTTTTACCACCGCCACTGGTCGTTATACTAAAATTGGCAACATTGTTCGGGTTGGAATGTATGTTGCATTTCCGTCCACTAGCGACAGTGGCAATGCTCAAATTAAGGGGCTTCCATTTACATGTTCAAACCTTGAAGCAGCTAGGGCAGGTCTTACTGTATCTTGGCATAATAAATCAAGTAGTAATGGTTTAGCTATACTTACTAGAAATAATGATACATTTGCTCTCTTTTATTTGGGAGACACATTTCAAACAAACGCAAATATGAGTGGTGTTGCAGCTTATATTGGCGGCACTTATCAAACAGATTCATAACCCACTGCATAGCTTTGGGTCGGACAGTCCAACCATCATAGGAGATAAACGATGGCACTAACAGAAGAAACAGTACAAGACAAAATAGAGATCGTGTCTGAGCATAAATTGATTCAAATTAGAACCGCAACGGTCATTAAGAAGGATGGTACAGAGATTAGCCGTAGCTACCACCGCCATGTCGTAGCACCAGATGCAGACATCTCAGGCGAAAGCACAGAGGTGCAAGCAATCTGCAATGCAGTACATACAGACGCAGTTAAAGCAGCTTATGCCGCACATCTAGAAGCACAGGAATAATAAAATGGCTATCACTTACACTTGGACTGACAAAGAAACTGGCGAAGAAAGAACAAGACTAGGTGTTAGATATAGTGAACTCCTGGCTTTCATAATAGGAGCATTATAATGGCAGGATATATTGGTTTAGCCCCAGTACCACAGGCTACACAGACAAGGGAAGCTTTTACTGCTACTTCAAGTCAAACAAGTTTTGCTACTGCAGGTTACACTCCAGGTTATTTAGATGTTTATCTTAACGGTGTAAAATTAGCTGCAGCAGACTATACAGCAACTAACGGAAGTGATGTGGTACTTGCTTCTGGAGCTACATCGGGAGATATACTAGAAGTAGTAGCTTTTGAGTTATTTGAAGTAGCTAACCTATCAGCAATTACTGGTGACTTTGTTGTAGATAGTCCCACGTTTGTGGTAGATAGCTCGAACAATCGGGTGGGCGTGGGAACAACAAGTCCTGCAACTGCTCTTGATGTGGTTGGCAACGCAACGATAACTGTTGCTGATAACTCAACAAATCTTACTCTTGTGTCTACTGATGCAGATGCAAGTGTTGGCCCTGTTTTAGATTTATATCGTAACTCTGCAAGCCCTGCTGATAATGACGTTACAGGGCGAATAATCTTTAGTGCTGAAAATGATGCTGATGAAAAGATCGAATATCAACGAATAATAACGTACATGCCAGATGTTTCTGATGGTTCAGAAGATGGGGCGTTTCAACATTATATAATGAAAGATGGAACAAGAATACAGCGTATGGAGCATAGTCCATCTGAAACTGTATTTAACCAAGATAGTGCAGATGTAGACTTCCGTGTTGAAAGCAATGGCAATGCTAACATGTTATTTGTTGATGGTGGAAATGATGCTATAAGTATTGGGACAAATTCGCCTAGTACTTTTAGTAATTATACTAATGTTACTCTGCAAGGTGGCAGCGCAGGGGTAAATTTAGATTTTAAAGATAGCGGTGGAAACAGAACTCATGCAATAGTTTCAACTCCAAGTGAGTTTATTGTGGAAACAGGTAATACCGATCCACTTATCTTTAAAACAAATAATACAGAAGCCGCTAGGTTTGATAGTTCTCAAAACTTGCTTGTGGGGACTACCACCGAAGGTCACGCACAAGCTGATAACCTTACTGTTGCAGGAAGCGGTCACACAGGTATAACTATTAGGTCAACTGATAGTAATGAAACTGCTATTTTCTTTTCAGATGCAACGTCTGGTACTGGAGAATATATAGGTGCTATAAATTATATACACTCTGATAATTCAATGCGTTTTGCTGCAAATGTAAATGAACGTATGCGTATCGACAGCAGCGGTAACTTGCTTGTGGGTAAGACTACTATAGCAACAGGTACAGCAGGGGTTGCACTACGCTCTAATGGAGAGGTTAGAGGAACAGTAAGTGGTGCTGAAGCAGCTAGGTTTTCTAGGCTGTCTTCAGATGGTGCTATTATCGGTTTTGAGAAAGACGGCTCTGGTGTGGGGAGTATTGGGACTTCCAATGGCGGTGACTTGTACATTGGAAATGATGATACAGGACTGTTGTTCGCAGGTGGCTCTGATATGGTTATACCGTGGAATCCTTCTGGACCAAGTTCAAGGGATAATGCCATTTCTATAGGGTCTTCATCGAATCGCTTTGAACACCTTTTCCTATCTGGAAATGTAACTGCTAATGCTTTGGTTCACGATGGTGATGATAACACTTTTATTCATTTTCCATCAGCAGATACTCTTGCAGTTAATACTGGCGGCTCAGAAAGTATGCGCATCGACAGCAGCGGTAACTTGCTTGTGGGGGCAACTGCTGCATTTACAGATGGAAGTGTTAATAGTGGAGGCACGGCGGGCCTTTGTATAGCAACTGGCTCAGGCAATGCAGGATGCCTTAACTTAAAATTAGCAGGCGGCAATGGAACAGTTGCAAGATTTATTCGTGGCGGTCAACCTAACGGTGGTGTTGTTGGTTCAATTAGCATTACAACAAGTGCTACAGCTTACAACACATCTTCAGACTATCGCCTTAAAGAAAACGTAGCTAACTTAACAGGCGCAACAACACGCCTCAAGCAGTTAGAGCCTAAACGCTTTAACTTTATTGCAGACGCAGACACAACTGTTGATGGCTTCTTAGCACACGAAGTTCAAACAATTGTACCAGAAGCAATTACTGGCACACACAACCAGGTCGATGATGATGGCAACCCTGTTTACCAAGGCATTGACCAAAGCAAACTAGTGCCACTCTTGGTCGCTACAATCAAAGAACTAGAAGCACGTATCACAACCCTAGAAGGAGCATAACGCATGGCAATCACATACACTTGGACTATCCCCACAGTAGAAAGAACTTTATCTGACGGTGGCATTAACGTCATTCACTGGCGCTGTACTGGCGTTGATGGTGATCACTCAGCGTCTAGCTACGGCACAACAGGCCACACGCCAGATGCATCAGGCAGCGGTTTCATTGCGTATGACAGCGTAAC